CTTCATTGTAATCATTAACTTGTTTATTGATAAATTCAAAAAGTTCGGGGTCTTCCTTTTTCATTCTGTCCTTATGAGTAAACCACGTGCTCCCAGTTTTAACTTCTCTTCCTCGTAGAAATCTGGTGCGAGAATAATCTCTATAGTACGCACTAATTCCAATAGGATTTAATCCAAGTTCCTCCAACATTTGTCTCGTGGCTGTGTTTATAGGCACGTTTTTCTCTTCCATAATTTCTTTTATTCTCTTATATCTTTCTTTAAATTTTAAATAATTAGTATCTTTCACTTTTTCTAAAGTTTTAGAACCAAATTTTATATTTTTTAATTTTTTAATTTTTTCTTCGGGACTCCTGTACTGTTGCATAAATATTTCATTTTTTTCCAAAAAATTTTCTTTTGCTTTCTCACTTAAATTCTTACCCGAAACTCCATCTTTTACAATCTGATTGGGCGTAAATATATTTTTTATTGTTCTATTTGAAAATAGTCCTGAATTTTTTAAAAATTTTTTTAAGTTTGAACCAAAACCAGGTGTATTTATACTTTTTTCATTTTCTAATATCTTACTTAATTCTTGATTAGCAATAACTGATTTCTGCTTTACTAAATTTTGACTATCTAGTTTATCAAAAATAGGCTTAAGCTTTAAAAGTCTTTGAATAGTATTTTGAAAATTTACATCTTTTAAAAGCTCAGGGTCTATATTTTTAATAAGATCATCAGTATTTATTTCAAATAATGAAACACCTAATTTTCCTATTTTCATAAAAGCAGACATTAGTAATAACTCCTTGGTTCTATGTACTTTGGCTCGTCTTTGTAGTCCGATTCTAACTGAATAAAGTTGCCTTGTCTAAACCTAAGTAGTGCTTGTGTCGTCGAGTCTACTAAATCGTCATGCTCACCAAAAGGAAAGGCTGCGCATTCTTCTACCACTTCATCTGCCCAACGGTCCTCGGTGCACCAAACTTGTCCAGCTTCGAATAAGGGAGCCACGGAGTTTACACGAACGTGTTTATCATTACCCTTACTAGGCGTATATGTAACAACGGGAATGCCTAGCTGCCGTAGCTCCTGTGTTAAAGGCATACCAGATGCTTTGGCTTCAATCAAGATTGTTTCGGGTTCCCAGTACGTACATTCATCTAATGCTATTCTTTTTAAATCAGGAAAGTCCCACCGACCTTTTTTCATGTCTAATAAAATAATGTTCCATGGTCCGTGTTCCACGGGCTTAAATACTCCCCACGTCGTTATTGCACTAAAGTCCGCCGTTTCTTTTTTACTGAACGCTGTATCATAACTTTGTATGACGTGTGTTAAATCAGGAATTTTTTCTAATGTCCATATCTTCCACCATTCACGTTTGATGATAGATCCTTCTTCTGATGTAGGTTGTTGTTGCCATTGTGCTTGCCACTTTTGTTCTGATAATGCTGCCTTGACTGATTCTAGTTCTGACAGTTTCCAAAACTCAGGCCACATCGGTTTGTCGTTCAAGATAGCCGGAAACTCAACCACGTCCCACTGATCAGAATTATCGTTTGATTGTGCATTCAAAAGTTTTCCTGTGAGATCTTTTGTAGACCAACGAGTCATTACAATAACAATAGCACCACCTGGTTGTAAACGTTGTCGAGGACCAGAGGTATACCATTCGTATGCATTGTCTAAAGCTGTTTGACTAAGGGCATCTTGTTCTGAGTGTGGGTCATCAATGATCAATAAGTCTGCACCACGGCCCGTGATTGCACCACCAACACCCGCAGCGAAGTATTCACCACCTTTATTCGTGGTAAAACGACCAGCAGCCTTTGAATCTTGTGATAAACTTACATTAGGAAATACATCTTTAAACTCTGTTTGATCAAATAGATTTCTAACTTTTCTACCAAAATTATATGAAAGCTCAGCTGTGTGAGTAGTTTGAATTATTTTTAGCTTAGGATTCCTACCCATCATCCACGCAGGAAATAAATTAGATGCAAACTCTGACTTTGTATGTCGAGGTGGCATATTTATGATTAATCGTTTTGTTTTACCCGTTGCTACTTCTTCTAATTTTTGTGCATAAATTTTATGGTGCTTACCTGCAATAAATTCAGGCCAAACTTTTTTTACAAAAGTAAGATAGGAGGAACGGGACTCCTCAGCAATCTTTATTTGCATTTCTCTTAATTGGTACTTTAGTAAGTCCGTTGGTAATTCAGTATTTTTCATAAAAAGTTATACATTAAGTTATGTTTGTGTAAAACTCAAGCCTAGAGGCGAGCGCCCAAGCGCACGTGCAAATGGGCGTGGTGGGGGTAAAACCCACTACATCTGGTGGTTGAGAAAGTTTATAAGTACCTAATGTTGATTTGTAAAACTCAGATGGTCGGAGATGCCTGACCACCTGCTGGGCTTCCAGGCATAAAAAAACCCCCTGCACTCATAATACAGGGGGTTGCCAGATCCTCAATAAGAGGAAACTTAATTATCTATTTTGGAATTCTCTCATCTTCCTTTGACCATTTGAGATCAATTGCTCTGCCCACCTTTTAACTTCGGGTGAGGCATTAGGGTTGAGGATTAACTCCTCAACTTCACTCTCTAACCATTTATAAAGAGCCTTCCAATTTAGGTGAATAGTAATCTGCTCGTCAGTTAAAGGTTGAGCAGTAGGGTTAGTAGGTTGAGTATTTTGACGTCTTCTCAAACCCATTGTTTCAGAAAGAACTGTTAGTCTTCTTTCTAAATCGTTGTTATTTTCGTCTGGCATTTCGAATATATCCTTTCTTTAATATAAGTAAAAAACTACTCCCATTTTATCTCATAGTCAACACCTATTTAAAAAAAATATAAAATAAACTTGTGAATAAAATTACCCACGCAAGAACTTGTAATATAATATCAATAATCGTCATATCAGTTTTTTGAGGCACAGCGCACGTGCGCCCAATCCTTTCCTACTATACCCCGCACAAAGGGGGTTGGACGAACAATGCAATGGAGTCAGTAGAAACTTCTTGACACATCACGCAACTCCGCCCAGCGGATAATCCGCCAAACTATTTACCTATACCTCAACGGCTTGGTTGGACGGACAATGCAATGGAGATTGTCCGCCCTAAAATTTATACTGCTTTGGCTAATTTAAAATCAACGATACTGCCGATTGACATATCATCTCTTGACTTCTTGATGACTTTATCTGACAGAGGCATTGATTGTATTTGCTTGTAAGAGGTAGGAACTTTGCAATTGTGATATTCTAACTCACCTAGCTTCTCTTTAACAAGAGCATTGTCGATCTTAACCGACTGCTTTTCTGTTATGTTAAGAGTGTAGTCTTTACCAACTACAAGATTAGTTTCGGCTTGTTCGCCGATCTCTATGACTAAGTTTCGGTTAACTTTGATAAAGTCTTCCAAAATCTTTTTCATGGTTAAAGCACGACCATAAGCGTCAATGATTGCTTTAGTATCTTTATCAGATATCTTTTTACCATTGTATGCTTTCTGTAGCACTTCTAATATATTAACAGGTTTTGACATTTAGTTATTTCCTTTCTGTTCTTTCTGTTAGTTAATATATATATAATCCCATTTTTTTATATGTCAACCCCTTTTATTATTTTTTTTTAGATAATCCGAACTCAACATACCACACAACTTACAAACCCACAGCACGCCGTCTGGGACTTTTCCCTACCTTATACCCGCCAAAGGCGGATTCGCCACGATGCGATGGAATGGACTGGTGGGCGAGATTCGAACTCGCATATTTGGATTTGCAATCCAACACATAACCCTTCTGCCACCACCAGAAAACCCAGCGCCGGGATGCAGCTCCTCCTGCCTCATACCTGGGATCTCCGGGCCTGGGGGACAATGCGATGGAACTAGAATGGAACAACGGTCCAGTCAATGCGATCCATCAACCAGGCAAAACTAAAGAAGGTCCCAGCCAGAACCTGAGCTGGGGCCAGGTAAAGAGCTACCATGTATATAAGCGCCGGGATCCACAGCCAATGCATCAGGCTGCCTCCTCTCTTTCCTGCAGCTCAAGGCATGTCTCTTCAACAGCCCACCACGCCAGCAGGTTCCTGAACTGGTCGTCACTACCAACATGTCCATTGAACGAAGCTACCAAATGGAGAATGGAGTCTAAACCCATATCTACTCTGGTATTCTCTAGCTTGTCCCAGATCTCTTCCTGATATTTTTCATAAAAGGCACAGGTGTCCTTATAGTAAATTAAGTCCGGCACGCACCCACTTACGCAGCCGTGCTCCAGCACTTCTTTTCTTTCGGATGGAGAAATATTTTTCCTCACCCAGTCTTCAATGGAATCTTTATTCATCTTTGACCTCCTCGATGGTGACATTGTTATCGTCTAGCTTGGAATTGGTTTCGTTCCAGGTGACTTCGCCACTAGCAATCATGCGTTCGGCGTCATCTTCGTCCTTTGCCTCAAATATTGCTTCGTAATACACACGCTGGTGTGACTCGTCTATTGCTCTAAATTTTTTCATTCTTTAGCCTCCTCAACTATATCTTCGTCAAAATCTTCCATTAAATATTCAAGAGCCTTGATCCGATACCCTGGCTTTATTCTAAATATTTTTACTTCACCAGTAATATCATCAAGTAATGGATTGCCCTCCTCGTCACTTTTATAAAAAGTTATATCGTTAATTAATACTGTATAACTCATATTCGCCTCCTTTGTTTGGGGAGGTATGCCGTGTAATAGCATTACGGTTGTTTAAGTTCAGATGCATTTCTCTGAAGGCAACTTCCATCCCCTTTGCGTTTCAAGTGAGGGGAAACGCACAAAAACCTAGAGTTCCTGTTTAACGATATGGAGCTCCGAACCAATCGACCGATTCAGGGTCTCGAGTCATTACGGCAACTACCTGAACCTTTTATATATATAATGGGATAAACTGGGATTGTCAACCCCTAAAGTAAATTTTTTTTTACCAGCAGGTGACGCCGTCTGGGAGCTCTCTGACTACCATAGGGGCACGGGGGCGGGTTGCTTCGCAATGCAATGGAGAATCACGCATCACGCTGCCTGAGTCCAAACTCCTATAGTCCTTAAGGACACACGGGGCGTGGCGCACGGCAATGCAATGGAAACCAGCAGCATCCGGTCTCCTGACAGCTCAGATGGTACTATGTTGTGAAAAAGGGCAAATCTTCTACAATGGAGAATGCCCAGATCCACCTGCAGCCTGGGACGCTGAAGATGCCTATTATCCCAACTACGTGACGGCTGGGGGTTTGGGCAATGCAGAATGCAGAAGAACTCTTTGCACCTGCTTCCAGGGACTCTCCGCCAAATTAAACGTCCATTTGGGCTCGGTTCGGGTTCCTTCTCCCGCAATGCAGCGGACCAAGGATCCATCAAAGATATAAAGTAATCTCTGAGGGAGGGCCTTGGCCATAATGAAAGATCTTCCGCCACATAAACTATGCTTATAATTCCACATTATTTGATGAGGCCTTAAATTTAATTTATTACTCTTTATTACTTTCAACTCTACCCAAAATGATATTCCGTCTTTAATTCCATAGACATCAGGTACACCAGGCATAGCCCAGTTTTCATGCCTTGTCCAAAATATATCAGGTAGGTTCTCTTTTACCTCCTTCCAAAATTTACTCTCTGGCTTCACCCAAAAAACCACCTAAACAGATACACAATTGCAAAAATTATGATAAATGCTTTGATGCCGCCAAAGACTATGAGTATAGAAAATATCTCCCACCACTTAGGACCGATGTCAAGACTGACATCTTTCATCTTTATATCAAGCGGTATTGACTGTTTCTTGTGATACTTTTGCTCCATTATTCTTTCTCCTTACATTCCTGTTTTGTATTCTCTTGGCCATAGACCAAGCAATATAATCTCGCAACTCTTTCTTTGTTGCAGGATTGCTTCTAATATCTTGTAGCTCTCTGACTTTTTTTTCTAAAGAAGCTATTCTATTTGAAAAAGACTCACGCATTGAATCAATTTGTTCTTGCAAATTTCTAGTAGTCATCTTGCCTCCTTATTGGTGTTTTTTTATCTCTTGCATTATACCCTGCAACACCACAAGATGCGACATTGTGGATATGATGCCAAATTAAACTACGATTTTTCTTTAACGTAGGAAATAATAAATCTAACAAAAACCTTTTCATCTTTCTCCCTTTCTTTTTAAACTTTCTAAATCTTACTCCCATTTAATCTTATGTCAACTAATTTTTTGTTATTTGTTTTAAATCTTTTATCTCCTGGTAATCAACCTCAATACTAAACTGCTCTTTTAACTGTTGTAACTTTGCTTGTACCTCTTCCCTGTTCATGGAATCTATCGTGCCTGTTAATATTTCTTTTTTATCTACATATAATCCAGCTATCTGACCTCTTCTAGTTTCTGCAGCAACAGCAGCATTCCAATTACCAGCTTCGCTAGCTTTATCTCTTATTCTTGCTAAGGTAGCTAAAGATCTTTCTTGTGTGCATTTATATCTTTCAACAATAGCTCTTCGTTCATGTTCAATTGCTTTTGCAACTATTGGATACCTCTCTGGGTTTTGTAATTCCGAAGCTCTTACAACAGCAGATCCCGGTGCGTAACCTGCTTCAATCGCACATTGAGATCCTGTTTTTAAACCTTCAGAATGCACTAAAAGTAAAATGAACTTTCTTTGCTTACCTGTTATCTTAGGATGATACAAAGTATCTGATAAAGGCTCTGGTACTATTAAATTACTCTCACTCATAAATACCTTTTACAATAGTAGATTTTTACCATAAATCACGCTAAAAGCGAAATTTTTTATTACCTGTTATCGCTATGACTAGGTTACTTCTGGTTACCTGTAAATATTGTTCAAGTAACCTTATTATTGTTGATATACTTGAAAAGTTACTTGGTTACCTAGGTTACCTCTAGTTTTGTAAAATATTTTTTATTTTATCTAACAGAAAACATCTATAGAGAACCCAATTTATGGAAATTGTTTAGGATCTTCAACAATATGCCTAACAATCTTGCCTAAAGCTTCTTCTCCTTCTGTCATAACCCAATCCCACTCTTCTTTAGTGTATCTCGTATCGTATATAGGATTGTAGAATTTTACTGTGACGTCGCCACATTTGGGACAGCTAGATATTTTTCTTACGGGACTGTTTGGTAGGTTTATTTGGGACATTTATCCTTCTCACCTTGTGAAATGGAAACAGTATGACATTTTCAGGTAGATCCTTCTTAAAGTATAATGCATCCATTAGTTCTAAACATGCCTTGTGCTCGTGGTCCGTGGTCTCTGTAGCCAGTAAACTGTCCAGTAAATCACGTTGTGCGAGTTTTTCTTTATAATCAAAGGCCATTGTCTATTTGTAAAATGCCCTTGTATGGAGAGACTCCTTAACAAGGGCATCCGTTAAGACTAAAATTATAGCCTAAAATGGGAAAAAACGCAATATTAGTCTTCGTTATGCGTTTCGTGGTAATCTTCGTACATCGAAGCGGCCAAAGCCCATTCTTTGTCTTCTTTTAACTTCTGAAACTTTTTCAATGCCTTTTTTCTTATTTCAGAAATTTCACCTTGCGAGTGACATGTATCGCATTGTTCTATTACATCGTCTCCTTCCCACGAGAGACGTACGTAACCATTACCTTTACATGTAGGACAAATAATATTGTTTTTTCCCAAACTCACTCCACTACTCCTTTCTTCAGACGTTAATTGTTAACTGTGTATTATTCAATTGAAGACCCTCAACTGTGTTTAAATCTACAATAGAATACATGATACCATAATAATCTTGGTTTTTACAGAACTCGTCTAAAGTGATGGTTGTACCTGGTCGGTATTTCATCATATGAGTGTGAAAAGCTTTTGAATTATTTTTTAATGGAACGATCTTTCCTTTCTTATCAGGTTGCGCAACAGGGAAAGCCATACCATCTACTTTTAAAATAGTAAGCGTTTCTGTTTCGTTATCAAAAGACCAACTAATTTTTGCTATGCTCAAGCTACCTTCCTTCTCTTAGATTTTTTAAATTCTTTATCTACTAATTCCGTTATCTGTCCACCGACCGATCGGTTGTTTTCTTCTGCTTGTACTTTAAGTTTACGATAGGTGTCGATCTTAACAGCTACCGATTTAAATTTTTGTGTATTCACGCTTTTTTCCTTTCGAATGTATTATTAGCATCCAGAAGCTCTGTGTCTCCTAGATCTAATTTTAATTGATTTGTTTCGTGGGCCACGGATGGAGTAAATTTACGCCCTGCATTTTCAGCAAGTTCTCGCCACCTTTTAGCATTACGCTTATAAAAGTCAGCCATGAAAGCGTCATTTAATTTTTCACACTCACGAGCCTTCTCGTGATTAACCTTAGCCCTTGTTAAACGAAGACCTAAACGAAAACCTTCTTTGAAGACGGCTTCGTAGTCTGGTTTTAGTGTAGTCATATTATCCTTTCTTAAATATCCGGTAAAGGCGTGGGACTAGTTTATTACCCACAAGCTTTCGACTACAGATGAACATTTCATACATGTCTACTCACAACCACCCTTGAGTACCTCAGGCATTTGCCCATACTTCATCTCAAGTGTACTTTACCCCTCTGTTAAAGAGTTGTTCAGTCAGCCGATAAAATTAATTAGATTTTATCACCGAATATGTGGGACACTATATATAATTATTTGGGACTGTCAACACCCTAAATAATGGCTATTTTAAAGGGTTTTTCGTATGTAATTTGGGAATTGTCCGTCTTCTAACCAACAAATATATGCGTGTTCCCATTCTTTACCATACTCTGCTTTACAGAATTGTATTACTCCATTTTCCTGTTTATCAGAAAATATATTACTAAAGAAGTTTAGAAAGTGATTCTTAGCACGGTCTGTTAAATTCATCATGCGTAGGTTATACGCAAAGTTTTTTGAAAAGACTTGTGTTATTCTTGCAGATCTATTATTTATTTTTCCAGACACAAGCCATTATCTAAAACAACTTTCTCATCTGTTTCTATCCATACTTTAGCTCCACATGCCAAAGGTTTATCTGGACTATAAATAACTTTTGAAGGGCCTTCTATTTTGACTTCGTGTGCATAGTTATTTGACTTTGATGTCTTAACTGTAATTACAGGATCTTTCGTTTTATTTTTCATGTTTGATCTTATTTTATGTTGGTTGACGTGTATTCTTTTTTTCATTTACTCACCTGCTTTACCCCAATTGTCTCCTAGTTCTACATCTACTTTACTAGGAACTAAAAGTTCAACACAAGTTTCCATTATCTCTTTAATTTTTTTTGCATCTTTACCACACTTACCTACACTAAAGTCTAATTCATCGTGCACTTGTATATGTGCAAGATAACCTTCTTTGTTTAGTTCTACCATGGCTTTCTTTGTTTGATCTGCTGCAGATCCTTGAATTAATCTGTTTAATGCTTTATATGTCCAAGCTCTTTTAATCATATGCTCACCGTATTCTCTTTGTGCTTCTACTAAAGGTAAAGCCTTTGATCCCCATTCATTGGTAGGTTCCCATAAATCAAAACGACAACGCCTACCTAATAAAGTTCTTAAAAAACCTTTTTTACCTGCTGATGACATTGTTCTATTCATCAACTGTTTCACAAAAGGAACTCTTTCATGATAAGTAGCAAGTAGATCAGATGCATCTTCTAAGTTTAATCCTAATTGAGACATTAGTTTACCCTTACCCATGCCATAAAATAATCCTAAATTAATTGTTTTAGCTTGTTTACGATCAATCCCTGCCATGTCACTAACTAACGTGTGAAAATCTGTTTCGGGGTCCGTGGTATATGCGTCAGCAAACTCGGTAGCACCTGGCAATCCACCTGAAGTATTACCCGTCAAAGCAGCATAATGAACAACTAATCTAGGCTCTTGTTGTGAATAATCAAAGATACCCCAGTCACATCCCTCTTCTGGTATAAATAAAGACCTGATCATAGGGCCTAGTATGGCGTTTCTAGCAGGAATTTGTTGAAGATTAGGATTACTATAACTAAATCGACCGGTTACAGTACCACCTTGATCGGATCTCATTTGATGTATCTCTGCATGAATACGTCCATTGACAGAATGTTTTAAGATCGTGTCTATAAACGTGGTTCTTGCTTTGTTAATTTCTCTGGCTTCCACCACCATCTTTGCCAAAGGACTATCATGACTTGATAGAAAGTTTTTATCGAACTTCGGTTGACCTGTTGGTGTGCGTTCATAAGGAATCGAAAGTGCATCAAATGCTTTTGACACGCTAGCTGCAGCCCATACTTCCACATTCTGACCTGAGAGCTTCTTGATTGAAGCCAAGATTTTATTCTCTTGCTTTTGTAAATCACTCTTTACCCTTTCTGCTTTGTCTACGTCTACTCTTACACCCTTCATCTTCATGTTAAAAAGAACAGGGAATAAATCTGTTTCTAGCTCAAATATATTAATGAGCTCTTGTTTAATTATCTCTGGCTTAAAATAATGCCACAAACGAAGTGTGACGGCAGCATCTTGTTCTGCGTATTGTCCGACATGACTAGCAGGGAGTTTCCACATTTCGGACTTAGGATCTAGTCCCCATGCTTTAGCCGCTTCGTAGAGTTGGGTTTCCGCTTTTGATTCTTGTAGATATTCTTTTGCTAATGAGTTTAAGTCAAAACGAAACCTGTTCTCATCTACTAATGGTGCGGCTATTAAAGTGTCAATTATTTTACCTGCAATGTCAATATCTAAAGTTTTTAACCAACCCACATCATAAAACGCATTATGAAAAATATAGTTGACATTTTCATAAGAACATTGTTTGCGTAACCACTTGATAACAACCTTCTTATCCATGTTGGGCGGTGTTTCGTGGGCGATGGGGTAATAACCTTGCCAACCGTCTACAGCAACAGCAATACCAACAACCTCGCCTTCACCTCTAACATAACCTGGTCCACTATCTTTAATACCGGGATCTCTTGTCTCCAGGTCAATTGCTATTTCTTCGTAGCTTGATAAATCTGGAAAGTGATCTGGCATTACCCATTCACTAGGCATGCGATGAACCTTAGGAAACCAGTTACTTTGTTCTTTCACTAATCTCCCCAGCGATCGCTAAATAAGCGGCAGCATCGACATAGTTGTCTACTTTTTGTTTGTGCATAGACCTAGCTACCTTTACCAAGGCCATGCACATTGCCACGTCATGGGCTGATATATTTTTGCGGAGGAAAGCGGACCACAACGCAGCAATGTTCTCATGTGTTTCTAATATGTCACCATAATCTTTATTACGGTCATTACTTGTAAGCCTAATGGCTTCGTCTAAAAAATCTTTAGTTAGCATCAATATTCCTTTCATAATGAAATATCGGTTCATATTCAAACTGTCCTTCTGTTCTATGTACAATATGTAATTCTTCTTTTGCTCTTGTTGCTCCTACATAAAAAACTCTTGCTTCATCATCTCTACCTTGTTGACTTTCAGTGTATGAAGAATAAGGACCATACGATAAATCTGTAAGCAACATAACTTTTTGTCTTTCTCCACCTTTCGATGCGTGAATAGTTGACACTTCTATTCTTGGAGTAGAGTCTAATTTATTTCCTGAGCGCATGACGGCACGTAAATAATTTATTCTTTTCTGTAATCCTTTTGAATTTAACATGTCATACCAAGCTATTTCTTTTACACTTACTTCTTTATCACTAGATACTTTAATATAATCTCTTAAACCAAAATCTGCAATAAGAGTTTCAAGATCAAATGTTCCATCAGGCTGACCTTTGAATACACCATAGTTTCTTTTGATACGAGTGCTATCCATATGCTTGTAAACAATATCACATTGTATGCCTGAAATTGATTTACCGTTCTGTAAAGCAGTCCAGGCTTTGATAGCTTCTATGTAATTTAAGCTTACAACAGACTGACCATATCTTTTATACAACCAACCGTAAGTTTCGAGAGATTCACACACTTGTTTGACAATTTCGTGCGTTCTACACAAAATTAGCCATTCTCCATGCGATAATCCTTGATTTAAGGACCGTACAGTGTGTATTTGTCTTTTCCCTGTATGATCTGTTGGCAAATATTCTTTTGGAATCCTCTTTGATATAGATCCTGCAAGTTTTGTAGCCAAATGGTGCACTTCAGGTGGGATTCTGTAAGATTGTGTCAAAGGAATGATAGTATTTTTAGAATCTGGGTGTGCCATATCAATAAAATGTTCTATGTCTGCCCCTGCCCATCTAAAAATAGCTTGATCATCATCTCCTGCTACATAAGTTTCTATAGCGCCGGAGTGTTCTTGTATCATATCTACTACCTTCCACTGCTGTGCAGATAAATCCTGTGCTTCATCTATAAATAAATATTTTAATTTAGGAGGATTTTTTCTTTTTAAGAATTCTGTGAAATAATCTACATATTCAAACTTACCTCTATCCTGTTTAAACTTACGTAAGTCTATCTCCATTTGCTCGATCATCTTACGAGCTCCATAATTATTTAATTTAGTCTCTCTAAATACTAAATCTAATCTGTTGTCTTTATCTGGATACTTTGCATATGCTAAGTTAATTATATCTTGATACTCACTCTTTGCTGTAGGCATAGATATATCTACACCGTTACCTTTACGCATTTTATTGACATATTCGTGGCCCGTGATCCGAGATAATTCGCTATAGTCAAAATCATCCATGATGTCTTCCTGACTTAACTGTAATCTTTTATAAGCCAGCGAGTGTAAAGTTGAAAAGAAAGGGAATAATACTTTCATAGCCTCTTTGTCGTAATCTTGACCAAAGCTCTGTGCTATCCTGTCTCTAATCTCTTCTGCTGCTTTTACTGTAAAACTAAAATAACCTACCTCCTTCGAACTGCATAAACCCTCTTCAATTAAAGACTTGACCTTATTCTTGAGGTAGGTTGTCTTCCCTGTTCCAGGCGGTCCAATGACTATGTGTCTATGCATTAGTAAGGATCTTCCTCTTTAAAATCTTTTTCGCTTACTTTGTATTCAGTCTCTAAAATGTTATTAGGTATCTTCCACACATGTTCTGATTTATTTATTACTTTCAACTTTGCTGTCTTACCACCAAACTCTGAAAATAATTTATATTGATGTGAATCGGAAAGTTTATTGAATCTCTTTGCTTTTAAAAAATCTCTGAATACTTGTGGTTTAAAAAAGAAATAATCTTCTACTTCAAATACTTGTCCGAGTAAAACGTCTTGTCTATCTTTTGCACCTTTATTGTTTTCTATAAATATTTGTAATTGATTTAAGAACTGACCCTTCAATGATACCTCACCAGGTAATTGTATGAAATCTCCTTCACCCATGTTCTTTAGTAAACCATCTACCATGTCCGCCCAAACAGCAGGAGCGACTGGTCGAGGACTGATATCCGCTTGTGCAATACAGGCTTTACGATACTCAGCATGGCTACTCAGTTGATCAACACTCAATATAATTACTTTACCGTTGTGTGTTAATTCATACATAGGATTATCTGATACCCATTTTTTTAGACTAGTAATGTCGTCTTTACCTGCATTACCTATGCCAAACTTTTGTGATTGACATCTAATCTTTTCACATACTGCTTTAAATGTAGGTTCTTCACACCTGTAAAAGTATTTACTATCTTGAACTTGTTTATAAATAGTTTGAACTTCTCTACTAGGTAGAGGCGGTTTGAAATACTTTGCATTATATGCGTCTAACTTGTCTTCTAATTCATTAGGAAATCTATTTCGTAAGTAAATACCCATTTGAAACAGGGCCATGTTCCGTGATCCTTCGTTAAATCCTTGTTCAGCAAGAGTCAGTAAACAAGGTGGAGCACCTTTGAAATCATCTTTATTGTTTTGACTAACTGGTTTCTCTACTTTTATTTCACGGATGCTGTCAATAACTTTAGTTTCATAAAAAATACAAAACTCTTTTAGTTCAATTAAAGACTCACCTTCGTCATTAAACGCATAACGAGTTGGGTATTCAGGATGGTTATACGGTAAGTTTAAAAAATTACCTGTTCCTTTTGAGTTTAGTTCAATTTGTTTTGGAAATACTTCACAACCGCCATACCCTAACCACGCTGCTATTTCAGTCAGCTTCATCTGCATTTCTTTAGCAGGTGCTGGTTCTCTTACAAATAAAAATATATGAGCACCACCACTCTTTGATTTACAAACGATCAAAGGTAAGTTCTTTGTCTTAATCTTGTCTATTATTTTTTTGTGATCTAAGCCATCATAGGAATCAATATCAATCGCTCCCCATGTACATGTGTTATCATCTTTGATCGGTATGATACCGAGACTAGGCTCTCTACCTTCTAAGTGATCAATCCATTTTTGTTTTGTTAAATTTTCTTTTTCAATCCAGGACTTTGCTTCTAATTTACCTGACTCATTTTTTGAACGACTTTGAGTTTGACCGTAGGCTCGGTCAAGTCCGCTGAATATCTGTATAAATTTTTCTTTGTCGTCCATCAATTCTCTTTCTCATTCGTTTTTTGAAATGGGGGCCTATAACCCAGCACCCCCATTTCGCTAGTTAGTTATTTACTTAATAAGGAGTATTCTCAGCATCCATACTGTCCTCTTCATGTTTAACTTTTACTTCACCCTTGTCAACACTTATTGCGAAGCTCTTCGCAGCGTTGTACAAATCGCCTGATTCTACGGGACCAACTCTGTTGATATCCCAACCAAACCAATTACCCAAATCGTTAGATTCAGCTACTGTAGATAAATTATAAACATGAGAGTAAGATGGAGGATTGAACATACCGTTCTTACCTTTTAGCTTCAGACCAAGCATCAAAGAATTCCATCTTTTTGATTTCTTTCTTTGTGTGCTTTTCATGGCTATCAAAGCTTGTGCGTATGTTCCGTCTTTGTTGACGACTAAGACGTAGTGATTAGCTGTGTCCTCAACATAATTACCGTTAGGTAATCTGTCTTTGTTACTATCATCACGAGTTGTTTTACTCATGATATCACTTGATACTGGATGAATGTTTACAGGCGCACCTGTACCTTTACCCCTATCCATCCACTCAATGTACTGACGTTGATAGGCACAAGGTATTACTTGCACACCGACTTCTCCGTCGTACAGATCCTTAGTTAAGGTATTGTAGATCATACCTACCTCAGCACCTTCGATGAATTTAGGCGATCTCTTCTTTACTTCATCATTAGTATCACTAAGTATTCGTAAAAAAGGGATAGATAAATCATCAGCACCTAGATTACTAAGGCCATTACCTGCGTCATTTTCAAAGACGCTAGGGTCAAAAGTAACAATATTTGTTTGTTCTTTTTTCTTGACTGCGTTTGTCATTTTCTCTCCTTTATGTTTTTCTTGTTATTTTAGTCTTCTGTCCGATGAACAAATTAAATTTATTGTCCGGGATAGATTTTCCTTCTTCGTGCCACTTTTTAATAGTAGCTTTCAGTGTTGAAGGATGCACTGAAACTTTTATTTCAGGGATAAGACCCATTTCTTTAATGGTTTCCTCTAAATGTTTAGCTTTATTGCCTTCTCCCTTACCAAAACTCATACCAACATTGCTTTTTATAATGTCACCCAAACCATTATTTTCTAACCATTCAAAACATTCTTTTTGTTTTGCGGGGTCTTTGGGTATTGATACGTAGACGTCTTCAACTACTTTTACTTTTGATCCGTCATACATTTCTGTCGAAGTTAATCCAAGTTCAGCCATGGCTGTTGGAATAGTCTCACCAGAAAGTTTTCTTAAATTTTCTTTTTGCATCTTTAGTGTATCTTCTAAAGACTCTATTAACTCTTCTAATTTTAATTGTTCTTGTAATAAATTTGATATGCTTTTTAAATCATCTTGTTTGATGTTTGTAATTGCATCATTTTCAAAGTCTATCTGACTCATCTATTTCACCTTTCTCATTAATATTAATACTTACTGGATAATATCTTCGTTCTTTCTTATCCCACTTAAGTATCTTGAATCTACCTCTATTTATATCAGCTGCGATACAACATGCAATACCCATTGCGGCAGGATCTCCCATCATCAATAGATAGTCTTCATCACAAAAATCTTTGAGTTTTCTTCTTAGTTTTCTAATAGCTGGTTGAGGACTAAACATAATTTGTTGTCCACTATCAAATAATATTTCTATTTGACCGTACTCCTCAGCGCTTAAAACATTCACATAGGGATTTTCTTGCACTAAATAAACTTTTGATTTTTTCTGTATCATCTTTCTGTTCCCATATATTTACCTCTTGATTTTTAATTTTGCAAGTATTAATATTACTTTTTAGAAAGTAATTATGGATTATAGATTTAAAACGAAACCGTTTCAACATCAATTGAACGCATTGAATGAAAGTTGGAACAAAGAAAACTGGGCTTTGTTTATGGAGATGGGTACTGGTAAAACTAAGGTAGCCATTGATAACATGGCTATATTGTATGATAAAGGCAAAATTAATTCTGCTTTAGTAATCGCACCTAACGGTATTAAAAGAAACTGGCGTAATGAATTAGAGACACATTTACCTGATCATATTACTTATCGTTGCGCTGTATGGGCTTCTTCCCCAAAGAAAAAAGACTTAACTGACCTTGCTCATATTAGTGCTATTACTGATGACCTAGTTATTTTAATTATGAATGTTGAAGCTTTTCAAACCCCAAAAGGTTATCAATACGCCTATAGTTTTTTACTTAGAACTGCTGGTTTTGTTTGTGTAGATGAATCAACTACCATAAAAAATCATAACGCTAAGAGAACCAAGAATATTTTAAAATTATCAAACGTTGCAAAGTATAAAAGAATTATGACAGGATCTCCTGTAACTAAATCACCTTTGGATTTATTTAGTCAAATACAGTTTTTAGATCCATATCTTATAGAACAACAGAGCTATTACAGTTTTAGAGCTAGATATGCGGTCGTTGTTCAGAGGTCCGTGGGCACTCATTCGTTTCAACATATCGTTAAATATCAACGACTAGATGAGTTACAAGAAAAAATTAAATCTTTTTCTACAAGAATTTTAAAGTCAGAATGTTTAGATTTACCTGAAAAAATTTACACTAAAAGAATCGTGACCATGACAGCAGAACAGTTAAAAGCATATGTGGAAATGAAAAGATCTGCTTTAACATTTCTACAAGATGATAAAATGATGAGCGCTGCTACGGTTTTAACTCAGATAATTAGATTACATCAAATTACTTGCGGTCATTTTAAATCAGATGATGGCGAAGTTGTGCCTTTAAAAAACAATCGTTTACAAGAACTTCTTAATGTTTTGGAAGAGACAAACGGTAAAGTAATTATATGGGCTGTTTACAGGCACGACATACAAACAATAGAGAAAGGAATAGGTGATTTATATGGTAAAGAATCTGTTGCGTCATATTACGGTGATACGCCAGATAGTGACCGTCAGCTTATTGTGGATAGTTTTCAAGATAACGAAAACCCTTTACGA